TCCTTTGGACGCGGAATGGCGGCGACAGCTTCCACCACCAATGGGCGCACGTCGTCCAGGGTGACTGACTTTCCGTGTTCCCCGTCGAGCCCGTCTGCGCCGTCTACACCAGGGGCGCCATCCTTCGGCGGCGGGATAGCGGCCACCGCTTCAGCGATAAGCGGGCGAACGTCTTCTGCGGTGACGGACTTTCCGTCCACACCGTCCCGGCCATCAGTCCCGTCTTTTCCGTCCGCGCCGTCCTTTGGCCGCGGGATCGCGGCCACGGCTTCAACAATCAACGGGCGAACGTCTTCCGTCGTGACCGACTTGCCGTCAATGCCGGGAGGGCCTTGAGCTCCGGTCTCGCCCTGGGCGCCGCCCAGGCCGTCCACGCCATTCGCGCCGTCTTTTCCAGCGATGCCATCGGTGCCGCGTTCGCCGGGGTCACCCTTGTCGCCCTTGTCGCCTTTCTCGCCACGTTCGCCGCGCTCACCTGGAGCGCCGTCACGTCCATCCAGTCCATCAACCGCGTCTTGGCCGCGCTCGCCGGCTTCGCCCTTTTCGCCGCGCTCGCCTTTGTCGCCAACTAGACCTGGGGCGCCGTCCTTCCCGTCAACACCGTCGTTCGGTGTGGGCATAGCGCGGATCAGCTCCTCAACCGCCGTGATGCGATCAGCCAGGACGCGGAAAGCCTTGGTCACATGTTCGCGGATTACTCCAGCAATGGACTTGGCCAGGGACTCACGCGTAGATGGCATCTTCCAATTCCTTTCGAAGGTCGTCGATGCTGAAGGCCAGTTCCTCGTCTTGGGCCGGCTCAGTTGCGGCGGGCTTCGGCGGCTCAGCGGTCGGCGTTTGTGGTTTGAAAGACGCGAGCGGACTGATCATTGCGCTCACCTGTTGCTCGGACAGCAACGGGAACGCCGCTGCAATAGCCGCGCTCGCGGTCTCCGGGGGAAGCTCGCCATTCGCCGCAGCGATAATCAGCCCTTGCAGTGACACAACCTGCGCGCCGTTCATTGCGGCCGACTGCACGTCGGTTTCGCCTTGTTCGGCCTTGGCATCGCGGCGACTCAAAGCGCCAAGTGAATAGTTCTGCTGCTGCAGATACGGCGTGTCTCCGCCTTCAACCGGCGTTCTGTCCTCTTCCTGCCGCGCCTCGTTAGGCTTCAGCCAGCCGCCCTGGATTGCCTTGCTGTGCGCCTCAAGGCGCGTGGCCGGGTCCATGCGCAGCAGCGGCTTGGTGTCCATCCAGATTTCTTGCGGAAATGCGATCTCCAATCCCTCATCAAGACGCAGCTCCATCTTTTCGATGATGAATTGCAGGCACTGGTCGTAATACTGCTGATTCAGCGCGGCGGTATTGTTGACGGTGGGCATCTGGCCCACGCCAATTTTGTAGCCGGGAACGTGGAAGGTGGCACACACCATTTCCGCGGTCATTTTCAGCTGCTCGATCAGCTGAGAGTCGTGCGCGTTCATGGACATTGACTCGTACTTGAGTCCGTCGCCCAGCACCGCGACTTTGCCGATGTTTGCGCCGCCGAAATTGGTGGTCCACTGCTCCTTCAGGCGCAGCGCGGTCTCATCAGAGATTGCGCCTGGGGCCACCAGCACGCCGCTGGGGCGGCTCATGTTCTGGAAGAACTTCGCGCTATTGTCTTGGATCGCCAACCCCTGCATGGCGGCAACACCGCATGCGTAGATGGGCGACACGCCGATCAGCGGGTGATACAGGGTGTACATCCGATCGTGAATGATCTCGGATGCAGGCACAGTGATTGACTCGCCGAGGCGCGAAAGGTTGTCCGCGCTCAACTGGTAGTAGACGCTGCCATCCGCCGCAACGAGTGGCGTGACGCGGGACGGGTCGAGAATGTACAGCGCCGTAACGAATCCCGACTCTGGGTCGCGCACCTTCAACACATAGGTGTTGCCGTTCAACAGCAGCGACACAACCCAGCAGAAAAAGAACTCCACGCGCGTCTGGTATGCGTTCGGCTTGCGAAGAACTGGTCGCGTCAGCGTTGGCTCCCAGATCCTCAGCTGCGCGCTGAACTGCATGACTATTGCCGGCAACTTTGAAATGTCGCTGGCGATCAGGGTCACGCACGAGAAAACGGCCCAGTACGCGGCGACTGCCGTGCGATCAACGACGACGTTTTGCTGCCACGCGCCGGTGAAGGATTCCAGAATGCGCGGCCACCAGCCGAAGCCCGTGACAGGCGACAGGAAGCTTGCTGCTTTGTAGAAGAGCGAGGCTGCCCGCGCTTGCAGCTTCATTTAGGATTCAGCGGATTCAGCGGGCTGAGCGCGCATATCACGGCGGCGGTATCGGCGGGGTTTCCGGGCCGCTGCCAACACTTCCGCGGTTGCCTGTTCTGCGTTTACGCTGGTCGTGTCAGATGCGAGGTGCGCGCGCCGATACGCAGCAAGAGCCATCGCGTCACGTGCGGTCGCATTGAACTCATCGCCGGGCTTCAGCGGGCGCCCTGCGTAGTTGAACTTCATGTCGGAAATCATCTTGGTGGTCATATCTGTTCCAGGTTTCGCAAAAAAGAAAATGGCCGGGCTCAGTTACGAGCCCGGCCACAGCGCGGACTAGCTCAGATCCTCGCCCCAGTTGACGGACGCGAGCACCACCACCGCGGTGGAGCGTCCCTTGACCCAGGTGATGAACCGCTCGGCCTTGATGCCGATGAGGTTCTGCTGCCAGAACGACTGAAGCACCGTCGCCGCGACCGGCGGATTGGTGGGTGCGTCGTCCATCTGCACCGAAGCCTCGCGGCTGACGTCAATCGTCACCTGCCCGTCATCGGCCAGAAGGATTTCCGGCGCGTTGACGAGTGCAACGATGTGGCCCTGCGCGGAGCTATCCGTGAGGCCCTGACTCTCAGACGTGATGACCGGCAGACCAAAGAACGTTCCGCCGCTCATGGTGATGCCGGGGAATGACGGCTGGCCGAGTGCATTGACCATCAGCGACAGACCCATTGCGGTAGAAGTCGGCATGATCCACACGCCGCCGGCCGGATTCATGTTGCTGGCGATCCAGCTCGCGAACATGGTCCGCACGTCTTCCCGAACTGCGCTCTCCGTGTTACCGGCGGAGGCAATCGGGGTGACGCCGTTGGTGATGGACGCCGGTTTGATGTTGGCAACACCGCCGTTGTCCGTGTCGATGAAGTCCGCGTCCATCTGAGCGATGACCGCCTTAGACAGATCGTCACGAATCAAGGTCTCCGCGTTCGGCTGCGAGAAGCGCGCCAGCTCTTCCGTGATGACCGTGATCACGGCCAGCTTCATGTACGCCAGGGTCACGAAGTCGAACGTCTGACGCGACAGCGGCTTCGGTGCTCCCTCACCAACCCATTGCGCGGTGCCGCCGCCCGTCTGCCGCGGTACGCGGATGTTGAACGGCACCTTTCGCAGGTTAGGAATCCGGCCAATGATCGTCTGCGGACGCAGGAACTCGATGAACTCGTTCGCCATGACCGTGTAGTTCACCAGCGGCGCTGCGAAATCCGAGTCAACGGACGTGCCGATGTCCACCGCCGTCTTGATGAGACGATCACCGTTGATGCGGCCCACCAGCTCCAGCGTCTTGTGCAACAGCGGATCATCGCGGAAGTGGCCCTTCGCGAAAGCCAGCGAATCGCTCATGCTGCCTTTGCCTGCAGCCATGCAACCCACGAAGCGCGCAAAGGCCAAGCCCTTGTCGAGCTTCCGTTCCACCACGATGACGTTCGGCGTACGCAGAGCCGCCGCCTTCTCCGGGGCGTCAGCAGCAGCGACGATGCGCGCTGCCTTGGCCACGGCCACCGACTCCAGCGACTTGAGGCGCTTGATATGCGCGTCGATGGTGCCCAGCTCGCCTTCGAGCGTGTCGTACTCTTCGCTTTCCTCGGCGTCGAGCGTTGCGCCCTTCTCCGATGCGGCGGTCATGATTGCCTGCATTCGAGCGGCGGACGCGGCCCGCTTCGCCTCAAATGCGGCGATTTGTTCCTGAATGTTCATTGCATTGGCCTCCTCGGCCGCTTTCGATTTGCTGAGTGCCGAGGCGCCGGCTGGTTTTGAAAGTCGCACCACACGCTTCTGCTCGCGGCCAGACGCGGCCCGCAGATGCTTGTCGATTGACTTGATGCTGGTGATCGTGGCTTCGGCGTTGGCGGGGATGGTTACCGCGCTCAACTCAAGCCACGCC